CTAGCGTAGCGGTCGATCCGCACGCCGCCCGGTGCAGTGCACAGGCTGCGCAATGCTGCCAACCTGAGTGTAGACGTTGCCGCGGACCTCAAGCACAACCCCGCCCACACAACGCTGATCCGGTGCGAGGTCATACCGCGCCGACTCGACGGCCTGCCGCACACGATCAGCCTGGGCCTTCGCGACCTGCTGCGCACGCCAAGCGCGCGTTTGAGCGGCCGATTCGGCCATAACTCGCTGGCCCACCTGCACCACACCCTGAAGCGCTTCCTGCATTTCGTTGATATCACGCTGCCGGGCATACTCGCGGTAGCCGATGAAGCCGAAAAGCAAAAGCGCCGCTGCACCGACGACGCCCAGCGCGATTTTGTTTGCCGCGTCCATGTCCCCTCCCCTGTCAACGCAAAGCTTAACAGCACAAGAAGCCCGGAAAAGGTGTTGCACACCTTCCCCGTTCTTCTTGCAGATCACGAGCATGCCCGGGCACAAATGTGGACCGTCCACAGGTTTTCCCGGCACAAGTGCCGGGCCGACTTCCGCGCACGGACCGGCAAAAAGCGGGTTTGCGTGAAGAGGTGACAGCCCCGGAATTTACGGGACGACAAGACGGGCGGGGTCAACGATCAGCACGGAGAGAGGTCCGGGCCGCCCTTGGTGGACGCCCTCCCGGGCTCGGGCCTGCGGCCCAAAGAGCGTCGACCGCCGTAAGTGAACGAAGATTAACTGAAACATGAACGCAAGTTAACTGGCACGACTGATGCGTTATTGACAGAACGCAACAAACATGCTTGGAATCTAACGATTCCGCTTCACCCGATCATAGGGCCTGCGGGTTCCATGGGCCATAGGTCGGGGGCACATAAGCCGGAGCGGTGGCACGGGCATCCCCATGAGGCCCACCTACCCCGACGACAGCCGGCAGGGCACCATAGCCGGCGGGCGGCGAAGCCGCTCCCCGGCGGCTCTGGCCTCCCTGCCGGCTCCCATCGCCGTCAGAAGGGGCCTTAAAGGGGTTGTAGATACCACCGGCGGCAACAGCCCTACATGTAGAACCCGGAACATCGTAACGGGTCCCCTGCTCGGTCACGCAAATACACCGACCATCATCGCCAGCAACGCAAAACAACCTCGGTTGCGCTTTCACACTCAACGAATCGAAGGCCGGAGCCGTCCAAGGCACACCAGGAACACGAGGGGTCATCCACCCAGCATAGTTTTCAGTCCGCATCGACTTGTCAGCCAATTCAGCGGCAGATAACTTGTCCGACTTTTGAGCAGACGCACGAGCAGAAATCGCCGCAGCACTCTTTTCCTTCGCATGCTTAAGAACAAACGGAACAGCAACCACGGAACAAATCGCGACGACAACCAGGACTAGAAAAAAATACAGCTTCTTCGGAACGCGACGCTTCATAGTGTGGAGCTGACTCGACTTGTAAAGGTCGAACACTTGAGCGGGGAGCCGACCGACCGACTCAACGGCACGCTTACGCTCAGCACGTGAATCCGTATCGTCAATACAGCGCTCCCACTCGAAACGCTGAAGCATGCCGGACTGGAACTTGTTGACGGTATGCACATGCCGACCCACGAGACGGCGCACATAGGCGCTCATATTCCGCGGATCTTGCGTGGTCAGAAGAAACGACATGCCGTGATGGCGGACCTTCGCCAACCGCTGTACCCAGTCAGCTGGCGTGCCACGATCCTTGGGCATCAAATGCGGCTCTTGGCACTCGTCAATCGCAATAATCGAGCCGGGAGGCAACTCCCACCACGCATGCAGCTGTTCTTCGGTCAGTTCGGCAGCAAGACCTTCCTGCAACCCATTAATGCCCATCGCGAACAACGGCCGTCCTGGCTCGGCCTCCCGAAGACGGACAATCTCGGCCACCAACTGGGCTGTTTTCCCAGCACCCGGGAGACCAGTAAAAAGCGTAATCGGCGCGGTCATCGATCAACCCTTCTTAACCAAAAAAGCCTTCGCCGCACCCACAGCAGTGCGGCCAACCAGCGCAGAAAAAACGATAGTGATCGCCTGATCGATGCCAAGCCAACCCACGTAGTTCACCATCACGTCGCCGGCACTGGAAAGGTAAGAAGAAACCATCGCTTCAGCTGGCTTCACAGCCAACTTGTAAGTCGCGAAGCCAACGCCAAGGCCGACCAACGCCTGCAAAGCCATCGCACCCACATATGTCATCAGCATCTTGCCGATCCATTCGACAAAGACAGGCATGTCAGTTCGCTCCCGCTGTAATTTTCGCCGCAGCGAAAAGCGCAAAGGCAATGATGATGCCGTGTAACCACTGACCGACGAAGCAACCTTTCGACATGTCAAACTCGAACGATTTACCGCCAGGAAGCGGCACGGTCAAAACAGTCAACGGGCACTGTTTGTCGAAACCAAAACCCGACGTGTCGTAGCTACCTTGATTCGCAGCATCAGCTTCGCTATCGCCGGTAGACGTACCATCGGTCCACACATCCGCCTTGGACGGACCAGGCGGTATCGACGGGTCTGACCCATCGCCGGTCAGGTCCTTATGCAACTGCTGCTGGTCGCCATGCGCCAAGCACATCGCGACCCACTGCTGACGCGCTGCGCCGCATGTAGCCGCATCGCCGGTGCAGATCGGCGGCGTGTTGCAGTCGCCTCCACCGCCGTACGTGCCGCCCGTGCTGGGCGCGCTGGAACTGCTGGCCGGACCGTCGTTACCTGTCGTCGGCTGACCGCCATTAGCTGGGCCAGTATCGGAAGACGTCTGCCCACTACTCGTCGTGGTTCCCGGGTTCGCAAACACATTCGTCGTCACCGTGATCGGCTGAGCACCAAACGTCGTGGTCTGGTTGTATTGGTCCGTCGAACGAACATCCGTAGGCGCATTCGGGATCTTCGTCGGATCCGGACCGGGCGCGTTCGGCGAGCCGGCACACAGGGCACCACCCGACGAGTAAACACAGCCTCCAGGCGGCGTACGAGCCGTGTCACCGGGCAAACAGACTTGCGAGCCGCCCATCACCGCGCAGTAGTTACCCGTGGTCGGGTCGTAGCAACTACCACCGCCGCACTCTTGCGGAGGGCTGGTGTTCGTGGGCGGCAACGGATCAGGAAGCTTGGGCGGCGTGACTGCAGGCGGGTTCGAACCCGAGTCCACCCAATCGCCCGGACCACCCATCGAACCACCGCCATCAGTGGCCGGATTGCCGGTAGGCGTCAGAGTGCCGTAGCACTGCCAACCGTATTTGGCCGTATAGACACACGGAGAAATGGCGTGATAAACGACGGTACACCGCACCATCGCCCCGGAAGAATCCGTCTCCGGAATCGTCGTAGACCAGCCTTCGGCCAACGGACCGCCGAACATCCCAGTGGTCGGCGACAGCGAAGCACACGGACTAGGGCCAGAAAAGGTGCCATTCCACCAATAATACTCGTTGAACACCGACGCCCCCGCCGTCGCATAAGAATAATAGGAGGGTGCACCACCCTCAGCGGGATCAGACGTGTAAACGCAAGAGGATGAAGCGACGAAGCCGGCGTAATTCCGCTGCCAGTAGGAAAGATCCGCCTGACAAGCAGCTAACGCTGCAGCCTGACTCGGTTGAGAACTCTGTGAAGGCGGCGAAGCCGAAAACGCAGACGCAGAAAACAAAAAAAGAACCAAGAACGTCAGTCGTCGGAACGCTGGAACAAGATCCAGCCAGCGCCAAGCAATGCGAGCATCACGAACCATCCTGCCATCCCCTTGTCCTCACAAAAAAGGGCGCGGAGCATTGCGCCCCGCGCCGAACAGCAATGGCTTACGCCCCGGCACCCTTCAACCACTTGTACAGCTTGATGCCGTAGTACAGCGACAGGCCGGCCGTACCGATGGTCGCCACCGCAACACCGGCCGCGGACATGACGTCGGTGACACTGGAAACATCGATGGGAGTGGCCTGCGCGAAACAGGAACCCGCAACGAGAGCGGTGGAAGCCACGGCCACAGCCGCGTAACGCTTGAAATTGAAACGCATGGTTAACCTCCTACCCGCCGGAGAGCACGATAGACAAACGCGACGGCCCAGCAGGTAAGAATTGCCGACGCGATGGCGATGCCGGATGCGGCATCAAGATCAGGAAACAATTGAGGTTGCGGTAGCCACACGGGCTGACTGCACTGCCCCGTCGTGGCATCGACGTTGGCGGAATCGCACGCCATGTAGACCGGCGTCACAACAGACCTCCACAGCACAAGAAGCCCAGAACAGGTGTTGCACACCTGCCCTGTTCTTCTTGCAGATCACGAGCGCGCCCAGGCACGAATGGGGACCGTCCACAGGTTTTCCCGGCAAAGAGCGCCGGGCCGATTTCCGCGCACATACAGGGGCAACAGCGAAAGGCACAAGAAGCCCGGAAAAGGTGTTGCACACCTTCCCCGTTCTTCTTGCAGATCACGAGCAGGCCTGCGAACGAATGGAGACCGTCCACAGGTTTTCCCGGTCCGATGGACCGGGCCGACTTCCGCGCACGGAACGAAGCCAGAGCGAAAGCACATGCAGCCCGAAAAAGGTGCTGCGCACCTTCCCCGTTCTGCATGCAGATCACGAGCACGCCTGGGCACGAATGGGGACCGTCCACAGGTTTTCCCGGTCCGATGGACCGGGCCGACTTCCGCGAACGAACGAACAGCAGAGCCCCGTACACCAACGCCACGCCGACCACACACACCACGGTCCAAACCGTGGATAGGTCAGCGCAGACAATGGGCACGGGGCCGAACATCAGGCCGCCTTCTTGGACGAGACCGGCACGAGGTCGAAGCCAATACGCAGGTTGCCCTTCTGATCGATATAGGCCGGCTTGGGTTGGACTTCGTAGTCACCTTCCGGAAGCGGTTTCTCACTACGACTCGGGCTGAACATGCGGTCGAACTGCTGGAACATGCCGTTTCCGGTCATGAGACCGCAGGTCTGGAAGCCATACGACTGACTGGGATCCTTGCGACCCTGAACGGTGCGAACGTTGGCCGTAACACGGATGATGGCATTGGACATGATGCGTCTCCTTGGACGTCTAGATGGCTAATTGTGGTGAGCGAAAGGCCACCGGTAACGAGAGGGTCCCGAACGGATTACGACGCACCCACACCGGGACCGTGGCGCGGGCGAGATACTTGCGAAGGAAAGGGAGGGCTTCGTCGCCCTTGTGCTTGATGACTAGATCGAGCAGACCGCCGTACTGGCGCTTGCAATGACGCATGGCTGCGAACAGGTTCGACTTGCTGCGCTCGACCGCCACGCGAACCACGTGCATAACGGCGCTGATCCAGTCGAGCGCGGGATACTCGCCAACCATGTATTCCCACGGCGCGTCGAGCGCATCGAGAGGCACCGGACGATTGCGACCGTAGAAACGGGCCTCCCAGCGGACCCAATCCGCCAGGGGATCGCCGTCCCGCGCGCCCTGTTCCCTGCCCTTGTCGTAGACCACAAGCTGCCGGGTCGCCATGGGCTTGCCGATGTACAGCGTCAGGCCGCTACCATCGTTCCAGCCCTGCTCGTTCGCTGCTGGGCGCACGTGAGCACCATCGAACCGACCGGACTCGTACATGGCCTTGGCCTCGGAACGGTCGTGCTTGCCCTCGTAGTCATCGTGGGCAATGTCCAGGCGGGTAAGGCGCGCCTGTACCGTCTCCAACACCGCTTTGGCGTGGCCCCACGCTTCCGCGAAGGGCCGCGCCGCCGCGACCCGCGCACAGCCTGCACCGGTGAGTTCCATCGACACCGTGCCCTGCTGACGTTCACCGCCCCAACACAGGTCACCACATGGCTCGCCATCCGGCGTCAGAATCTGAACGTGGTGGACGTAGCCGCGCCGGCCGCCCTTGATGCCCTGCTCGACGGCCAGGCCGCTGTTGGGCGCGAAGGTCCGCAGAAAGTCCAGAATCTGACCTTCAACCTTCGCCGGATCGTCCAGGCCGAGGTACGCCTGCGGGAAAGTCGCCCGCAGAAAGTCCACAACAGCCGGCACACACGGGCCGTTCAGGGTAGTAGGTCCCCTGTTAGCCGACGGGACCTCCGGCGCTGCGCGCCGGCTCATGCAGCGCGCTCCAACAGCAAGCGGCCTGACCACTCGAAAGCGCTAAGCGCTGCACGCTCGGCACCGTCCGCCATTGCCGCCGCGTGCACGAAATCGCCGCGCTCCACCGCCATCGCTTCACAGCGCAAAGCCAATTCCACCGTCTGCGCATTGCGCACGATGGCCTCACGACAAAGGCGAATCATCGGATCCATGCTCACCACCTCGACCAGCGGCAGAGCGACGTCGGATCGGTGGCAACAACACGCTCCGGCAAGAAGCAGTAGTTGTAGCCGCAGTAGGACGCGAGACGAGCACCTCGCGTGCTGTCAGCCCAGCCGAGCAGTTCGAAGGCATGAGCCGCGCGATGCACGCACAAGAACAGCAGCGCGGCACAAAGGAAGGCGAGAACAACCAGCAGATCGTGCATGAATAGCCCCTGTCGATGTTCGCGATCTGCGAACAGCGGAGCTATGTATACTCCCCGCGAACATCCAATGTCCACAGGTAGCGAACATGTCGAACACAATTAAATTGCTTGACAAATACGAGCAAGTGTGCTCCATCGCTACAGACATGGCCGCTGCCAAGTCGCTTGGTCTCGGACGCTCTGCAATCAGCGCATGGCGTCACGGCCACCGGCATGCAGAAGCCGACGCTATCGAGAAGATGTGCGACGCCATCGGCGAGCCCCTCGCCCGCTGGTTGCCGCTGATCGAAGCGGAGCGCGCACGCTCGCCCGGCGCTCGCCGGGCATGGCTTCGACTTGCGCAAGTCGCTGCGGCGCTCACGCTGACGATCGGGCTACAGCAGGTACACGCTGCCCCGGTTTCCGCGCACATAACAGGCGAACACTGTCTATTATGTAAAATTATCTGCAGTGGCTCCGAAAGGCTGGCACGCGCCTAG